TATTATTACTCTATAATTGAATTGAAGAGTTCTAAAAAGTATGGCAAAAGGATTTACCGTTAAAGCCAATGCTCCCAAGCCTAAAAAGAAGGATGAATGGGACATTGACGCGATCAAGAAAAGAATGAAAGGAAAGACAATTGTATTTTGTCTTCCTGGTCGTGGATGTTCTTACATTTTTCTGAAAAACTTTGTGCAGTTATGCTTTGACATGGTTCAGAATGGTATGTCTATCCAGATATCCCAGGACTATTCCTCAATGGTTAACTTTGCACGTTGTAAGTGTTTGGGAGCAAATGTATTAAGAGGACCTGATCAAATTCCTTGGGATGGAAAGTTAAAGTATGATTATCAACTTTGGATTGACTCGGATATTGTCTTTGACACTAACAAGTTTTGGCAGTTGTGTGATATGGCAGTACCCGCAGAAGCAGCAACAACTGACGAAGCAGGTAATATTACAGGATGGGATGAGGAACTTCTTAATAAGCGTTCTATTACTGCTGGTTGGTATGCCACTGAAGATGGTGCAACTACCTCTGTCGCTCATTGGTTAGAGGAAGAAGATTTCCGCAAGAACGGTGGTGTTATGAATCACGAAACCGTCGAAAGTATCTCGAAACGTAAGAAGCCTTTTACAGTAGACTATACTGGTTTTGGTTGGGTACTTATTAAGAATGGCGTTTTTGAGAAACTAGAGTATCCTTGGTTTGCTCCTAAGATGCAACAGTTTGAGTCTGGTGCCGTTCAGGATATGTGTGGAGAAGACGTTTCGTTCTGTCTTGATGCAATCGAGGAAGGATGGGACATCTGGTGCGATCCTCGAATTCGTGTAGGGCACGAAAAAACTCGAATTATCTAAACGGCGTTTCTCGATTAAATTATGGCAGTAAAAACAAAACAAGGTGCATGGGGTTCATCCGAATATGTGGAAACAACCCCGAAGAAAACTCGACAAGGACGTGGCAAACATACTAAATTTGCCGCTTCCTCTCGAAATGGAGCAAAGAAAAAGTACCGAGGACAAGGAAAATAAATAATAAAGACCCGAAAGGGTCTTTTTTTAATAATAAGGTATTAAAATGGCGGAAACTAATGATTTTTTAGACAATTTAGCAAACCATCAACACCAAAAGATGCTTCGTGAAATTGCAAATGATAGAATAACACCGAAAAAAAGCGATAAAACCATACAAAATGACCTTTATGAAGACGATGGTCTTGATTATGACGATCAAACAATGATCATTACGTAATAATACCTTAATAAATAAAATATAATTACTTTTATAGTAAGTCGTCGATGCCTTTAGAACGAATTAATATAGGTTATAAAGACCTAAGCATGACTTTTAAGCAAAATCCGCTTAATAATGATCTTATTGCGCTTAGAAATGAAAATGCTATTGCTCGTTCTATTAGAAATATTGTACTTACTTACCCAGGAGAGAAGTTTTTTAATGAAAACTTTGGATCCCAAGTTTCAAGATTGCTTTTTGATAATTTAGATCCATTAACAGCAATTGAAATTAGAGATGAAATAACACAATCTATTGTAAATTATGAACCAAGAGCAGATTTACTTTCGGTAAATGTAACTCCCAATTATGAAACCAATGAATTTGATGTAGTTATTACATATACTATCGTAGGAGTAGACGCAGCTGCTCAACAACTCTCATTCGCACTGCAACCAACTAGATAAATGCCATTAGTTAATTTTTCCAATCTTAATTTTGATGAGATTAAGACATCTCTAACTGATTATATAAGAGCAAACTCTAATTTTAGTGGATATGATTTTGAAGGGTCTAACTTATCGACCTTAATTGATTTAATGGCCTATAATACTTACATTACATCATATAATGCAAATATGGTGACTAATGAAGTATTCATTGACAGTGCGACATTAAGAGAAAATGTTGTTTCATTAGCAAGAAATATTGGATATCTTCCAAGGTCCCGTAAAGCATCTACAGCAACAATTAGTTTCTTTGTGGATGTATCTAGTGTAACCCCTGCTCCCGCCTCTCTAACGCTCAGTAAAGGACCTGTGGCAGCGACTGCAGGAACTTTTGGTAATAGTGCATATGTATTCTGTATTACCGAAGATATTACTGTTCCGGTAGTTACTGATGCCGATGGAAATTCTTTTGCAAATTTTGATAATATCACAGTTTATGAGGGAACTCTACTAACTTCTGCATTTACATACGATTCACAAAACCCTAATCAAAAATTTAAGTTAACAAATGCAGGTATTGATACTGATTTGATGGTTGTACGGGTTTTTGGAACATCTTCTTCTACAACTTCAACAAAATATAGTTCTAAAAACAATCTTTTTGATATTAAAGGAGATTCTAAGGTCTATTTTCTTCAAGAAATCGAAGATGAGCACTATGAAATCTTTTTTGGAGACAATATTTTCGGAAAAAAACTTGAAGAAGGGAATTATGTCACTGTAGACTATATTATTTCAAGTGGAGATGCTGCAAATGGCATTAATGGGTTTACTTTTGCCGGAAAATTATCTTATACCCGAAATTCTAACAATTATTCTGTTACTTCTGGTATTTCTTTGATCACTACTCTTTCTCAATCATCAGGTGGAGAAAATATTGAGACTGTAGACTCGGTTAAAAAGTTTGCACCTCGTGTTTATGCCTCTCAAAACCGTGCAGTGAGTTCAAATGACTATGAAACACTTATTCCAGCACAAATTTATCCCGAAACGGAGTCAATTTCAGTTTTTGGAGGAGAAGATTTAGTTCCTCCTCAATATGGAAAAGTTTTTATTAGCATAAAACCCCGAACAGGCGATTTTTTACCAAATTTAGTCAAACAAAGCATTAAAACTAAGCTCAAAAAGTATGCAGTAGCAGGAATTGTCCCTGAAATTCTTGATTTGAAGTATCTTTATCTTGAAGCAGACTCCAAAATCTATTATAACACTAATTTAGCACCAAATTCTGCATATGTTGCTACTTTAGTGACGGAAAATGCCACTGCATATGCAGAATCTACTGAATTAAATAGATATGGTGCTCGATTTAAATATAGTAAATTCTTAAAAGTTATTGATGACAGCGATCAAGCAGTTACATCTAATATTACGACTATTCAAATGCGTCGTGACCTAAGATGTGCTTTAAATTCTCTGGCAGAATATCAAATTGGGTTTGGAAATGAATTCCATATTAAAAGTATGAGTGGATATAATATTAAATCCACTGGATTTAAAATCCAAGGAATATCCGAAGAGATTTATCTTTCAGATATTCCTAATACTAATGGTGAAAATGGATCTATTTTCTTCTTTACTGTTCCTAACGTAAATTCTACATCACCCACCATTGTTAAACGAAATGTAGGAACAATTAATTATAAAAGTGGAATTGTTACTTTAAATCCGGTTAATATACTTTCCGGTAAATTAAAGGATGGTCAAACTATTGTGGAAATATCTGCATGTCCTAAATCCAATGATGTTGTTGGATTACAGGATCTTTATTTGCAACTAGATATTAGTAACAGTAATTTTGAAATGGTTGTAGATGATATTGCATCAGGATTGGATTCCGCTGCATCTACTTATACTGTAACTTCAAGTTATCAAAACGGGACACTAGTAAGATCATAAAATGGCAGAAAAGAGAGTCCAATTTAGCAACATAGTTCAGAACCAACTTCCTCAGTATGTGGAAACAGAGTTTCCTTTGGTTGCTGAATTTTTTAAATCTTACTATCAAGGTCAAGAGTACCAAAGTGGTCCCATTGACTTGATTCAAAATATTGATCAATATATTAAAGTTCAAGAACAAACAAATCTTATTAATTCTGTTGTTCTGGATACGACTCTTACGATTTATGGAACTACAATAGATGTTGATTTAGAAAAATCTCCCACAGGAACGAAGGGTTTTCCGGATTCTTATGGATTATTGCAAATTGATGATGAGGTTATCACATATACGGGTAAAACAGATTCATCTTTTACAGGATGTGAAAGAGGTTTTAGTGGAGTTACTTCTTATCATAAAAATGCAACTCCAGATCAATTAGTTTTTAAAGATACTCAGGCAGAGACTCATAAAGCTGGTGCTACAATTACCAATTTAAGTGTTTTATTTTTACAACAGTTCTTATTAAAAACTAAACGTCAATTTACCCCTGGACTATCTGATAGAGAACTTCATACTGATCTAAATCAAAATATTTTTATAAAACAAGCAAAAGATTTTTACTTGAGTAAGGGTAGTGATAAATCTTTTGAAATTTTATTTAAAGCTTTATATAATGAAGATGTAAAAATTGTTAGACCTAGAAATTTTCTTTTTACACCTTCAAATGCCAATTATAGAATTACTAATGATTTGGTAGTAGAGCCAATTGAAGGGAATCCCCTCGATCTTCAACATTCTACTTTATTTCAAGATCAATTTGAGGATAATATTGAAAAGGCATATGCTCCTATTTCTTCGGTAGATCCCATTGAAGTTGGATATGCTCAAACCTATTACAAATTGAGTATAGATGCTGGATATAATAGAGATATTAGGGTTGATGGTGCTGTTTATGGTCAATTTAAGGTTTCACCTAAGACCCGTCTAATCGGTCAGGTGGGGTCTGGAGCGACATCCCTTATAGTTGACTCTACGGTTGGTTTTGGAGCAACTGGAGACCTTTATATTACCTACAACGACGGTACAACAGGAGTTTCTTCTTATAAATCAAAATCTTTAAATCAATTCTTTGGATTTGATAATATTAGTGGTACTATCGCTGATGGTGCAGCAATTGGAATTAATACTTTTGCTTATGCAGAGTCTTTTGCTGACCAATCGCCTATTACGGTTAGAATTAACTCAGTTTTAAGTAAATTTGATCATGCAGATAATACTTATTATTATTCATCTGGTGATACGGCAAAAATTAAAACTTTAGGAGTTTCTGAAACAGGATTTAAGTTTAAAAATTGGTTTTATAACGTTGCTCCAATTTATAAAGTAAAAAGTATCTCCTTAGTTGATGCGTCTGATTTAACTTACACTATAAACTTAAATGTAGACCATTATTTTAGATTAGGAGATAGTGCTACTATTATTGATAGTGCAGATGGTAAAAAAACCACTAAGATTATTAGTGTACCTTCGTCTACATCAATTACAGTAAGAGGTCAAGGAAATTTAGACCTTTCTGGGGACTATAATATTAAACGGGACATTTTAACTGGCAATTCCAGCAGTTTTCCTAAATCTTCTCTTTATACAACAAATATTCAAAATGTATATAAGAATAACACTCAAGTTTTAGTTGCTTCTCCTTCTCTCCCTTCATATAACAATCAACCTTTAGACGTTTATTCACAAACAGTTAAATTTACGGGAACTTATGTTGGAGAGACTTTCAACATAAGTCCATTTGGGGATCATGGATTTTATACAGGTGATGAAGTTTATTATATTCCAGAAAAAGTGGAATATGAATATTTTACCTCTACTGGAACAAAGAAAACTGGATTAAAGGTTAATTCTTCATTATTTGCAGGAGATATTGGATATATCGTTACTGGACTAGTTGGATCACAAGAAGTTGAAAATAGAATTCCTCCAAATCAAAAAATATACTTTATATACCGTGTTGATGAGAATAGTGTTAAATTAGCGACTAATAGGACCAATATTACCACCGGTACTTTTGTTTCTCTTGATAATAATATCGAGGTAACTAATTGTGAATTACAACCTTATAAGTTTAGAAATAAAACTCTTGAATCCCAGAATCTTTTAAGAGAATTTGTTCCTCCTGATAATGATGGAGTGATAAGAGAGACTGAACCTGGATTTACCGGGATGTTAATTAATGGAGTTCAGATCTGTAATTATAAGTCTAGAAATGTTATTAATTACGGTAAAATTGAAAGTATTGATGTTGTAAAAGGTGGAAGTGATTATGATATCATAAATCCACCACTTTTGAATATTAATGATAATGTTGGAACTGGTGCTACTGGATTTATTGCTGTTTCTGGTAATTTAAAGGATATTCGACTTTTAGATTCGGGTTTTGATTATCAAGATATTCCGGTTGTAACTATTACTGGTGGTAATGGTTCTGGGGCGGTGGCTTCTGTCAATATGACGCAGATTAATCATTCTGTGTCATTTAATGCCCAAGGTGGGGGAGTTTATCCCGAAGTTAATCTGGATTCAGATACTATTGGATTTGGAACTTATCATAAATTCAGTTCTGGAGAGCAAGTACTGTATGTTACTGATAATCAGCAACCCATTGGGGGAATTACGACTGATTCATCTTATTATGTTTCCTTAGTAGGATTAACTACTGTTAAATTACATTCCACACAAGGAGATGCTCTTGCAGGTATTAATACAGTTGATTTAACCTCTTATGGTATTGGAAAACAATCCATTCGTTCTTTTAATAAAAAATCTGTTGTAGAAGCAATTAATGTACTTAATTCCGGTTCTGGTTATGAGAATAAGAAAAGAACCGTTAAAAGTGCAACTGGTATAAACACTGCTTCAAATCAAATTACTATTAGTAATCATGATTATAAATCCGGAGAAATTATTAATTATGTAGAAACAAGTGATACTGTTATTGGAGGACTTTCTGATAATACTGAATATTATGTAACTACCATCGATTCAGATACCTTTAAATTATCTGCTGTTGGAGTTTCTACTGATAAAGAATTTAATTATAGAACAAAGCAATATATTGATTTTACTTCAGTTGGAGTAGGAACCCAGACTTTTAATTATCCTGAGATATCAGTAACTGTTACTG